CCACCTTCCGACGTTTCCCACCGTCCAGCAGCTTTGGAATCAGCTTTAAGATTAACATCTGGAAATACCTCCCTATATTGTTCCGTCTCCATTAAATTTCTAACTTTACGACCAAACCGTACCGCTAACTCAGCAGTATGCGTCGTCTGAATAATTTTTAAACTAGGATTCTTACCTATCAACCACGCAGGTAATAAATAACTCGCAAACTCACTTTTAGTATGTCGAGGCGGCATATTAACAATGATCCGTGAGCCACGGTTCTTGGATAATTTCTCAAATTGCTTGGCTACTTTACGATGATGTTTACCCTCAATAAAGCCCTCATATACATGGTTTACGAAAACCATAAAATCATCTTGTGCCTTATCTCGAATGTTCAGTCTACGCTTGGCTTCCTCCAGTGCCAATATCTCACGAACTACATCATCACTTACCGCGTTTAAACTCATACCCTAATATCAACCCTCTGTGTCGATTTAGGCTTAGACTGCTCACGCCTCTCCTCTACTCGAGCTTGTTCCACTTGCCTTTTATCCTTAACAGGCACCAACGGAACACGGTCTTTGATACTCGTTACTTCCATCACGGTTCTCCGTCCAATGATAATTATCTTGAATTATATTTATAAAACCTACAACTTGCTACTACTTTACTACTAATAAGGGGGGCAAAAAATTTTTTGGTCAATTTTCAACCACCGACCAAAAAACCCGATCCGACCTAAGTACCTAGCCCCCCCGAGCTGGGCTGGAGTTGCCCCCAGCCCGACCCTGGTCTTTATGCCGACTTACGGGCGGCTAGATGTTCCATGCACTCTTGGGCATACTCTTGAGCCTGTCGTTTAGTATTAAAAGCATCGACTAGACCTCCTGTAGCATACGGCTGATCGGAGTAATCCAACCATAGACACTCATAGGTGGAGTATAGATTCCAAAAGACACGGTACTGATCAAAGCATTGTACTTCAAACTTGTTACATGTAGTGATATATCTACCCTGTCTTACTTTTTTCCATTTTAACATTGGTTCTCTCCTTTGTTGTTGACCATGATATTATAATACCAATATTACAATACCATGTCAACAACTTTATAACTTTTTTATAACTTTTTTTAGAACTTAATGTTATATGCTTATAACTTATGACGACTTCGTAATCTCTTTAAACGCCTCTTTTGTTAGAAGATTCTTAAAGATATTGCTCTCTGTTGGATCAAAAAGAAACTCACAAAATCGTTGATACGGCACAGACGTTGCAGAACCCGAAGAAGTGTTCCATTCCGCCTCTATCCCTTTGAGCATTAGTTCAACAAGGTACGAATAGTCAAAGCTGTCCGCTTGGTGGGAAAGTAAATTTTGGGCTATATCCCTGAACATCATCTCCATGACAGGCTTGGTGAAGTCCTGCTCTTTTTGATACTTATGCGCCAATTTTTGTAGAGCAGGTAAAGTGTAACGGTTATACCCAGGTCCGTTACCTTCAACTTGGTTAATGGCCATACTATGATCTACTTTTTTTAATGGTAATTTCATGCTTTTTCTCCTTTGTTTGTTAAGCATAAGTTTATTATAACTACTTTGCAATAACTTTGCAAGCACTTTTTTAAAATAACTCTCCTTCTTTAAATAGCGATATTATTGCACCAATGGTCAACGCCCAGAATATCACCGCTAGATAAAACAATGATTCCATGATAATCACGTCTTGAAATAAAACGTGTGCGAACATTACCAAATCAATACCCATTAAAGTAAAAAACACTTCCGAATTTTTCATATCTTTACTCCTTTGCGGTAGCGTTTCACGTGAAACGCTACCGCCCTATAATTAACTTAAAATCTTCTTACAGATACCCTAGGAAGTTTAAACGCTTTAGCTGGAATTTTTACAATATAATTAAATGCTTCTTCACTAATTAATCCCTTTTTATAAGCGTCTTCAACATCGGACAGCTTGACTGTCCCTTTGTTTGCTTGTGGCGGTTCTACCTTAACAATCCCTATTTTTGTTGGAATCTCAAGAAGTTTATTACCCGCTCGGTTTCTTAGTTCAGTGTCGATGTGCGTTAGACGATCAACAATAATCTTTTTTTCGCGATCCTTTTCGATTTTTTCTTTAGCAAGATTTTCATCGTTTAACTTTAAAATGTTACTTCTAAATTTGATTGTCATCTTGTCCATGCTTAATCTCTCCTTTTTTTTGATTAGACACAATCTCATTATAGCTATTTTATAATTAATTGTAAATACTTTTCGATTTTTTCTTTTGCAAGGTTCTCATCGTTTAACCCTAAAATGTCACTTCTAAATTTAATTGTCATTTTATCCATGTTTAATTTCTCCTTTGTTGTTGATTAAACATAATATTATTATAATTACTTTGTAATTAATTGCAAATACTTTTTAGTTATATATAAATATTTTATAATAACTTTTAGGTATATGTTAACAAGCTGTGGATATCTTTTTTCTGCTGCTGTGGATAACTTTTATTTATACTTTACTTATACTTCATTAAGTATAAGTAACAAGACTCCCGAACCCCGAACAAAAAACCCCCGAACCCGAATCCCGAAAGGACAATCAAAAACGGGATCCGAATCCGAGGGACAAAGGAGCCTTATTCCTCCATATCTTCTAACGCTAGTTTTACACATAAGTTATTATATATCGCACCATCTGGCGTTTTATGTGGTAGATAATCTCTAATAAACAACTTAGTAGCTTTTTTTACTCCATATTTTTTTACTAAGTCTCTAGCACACTTATATATATTTTCCTCGTTATATATCCATAGGCACACGTTCCAAGCGTTCCAACTTCGATGTCCGTTATATGATTTCATTTTATTTTCTCCTTTGTAAACCATGAACCTATTAAAACATATTTTAATTACTTTGTAAAGATGTTTTAGTTATATGCTTATAACTTTTTAATATTTGCAATACTTTATAA